ATGGGATGTAACTGCGAATTACCAGCATTAGCAAGAATAACATCAGATATGTTCGATCAGCACAAAACACAAATAGAGGCGTTAGCTAATTCGGTTATAGAAAATGAGTCAAGCGAAACACCTCAATAAACCACCTAAACAAAAGGTGAATCCTAAAGGCAAATACAACGAGAAAATCTGGATAAAATCCGGTAAACGTGATTTCCTATCAATTGATGAATTAGATCGCGCTATATACAACAATATGGATATATCAAGTATATACGATAGGACCGATAATATGTATAAGCGAACAAAACCACCTAAACCAGGAGCAGGTAGAATAGGCAATAAAAGAAATAATGAGCAAGAGCAATAAAATAGATAATATCAGCAATCTACAGGAATGTGTTGATTATATCTTGGATAATAGGTCAGGTTGGTCGCAATTCACTTCCTGGTATGTGGAGAAATATGGTGCCAATCGCAAATACGCTAACCTAGTTTGGAACGAGGCTTGGAAAATAATCATTGATGATTTTGAAGATAGTGTAAAACAATCAGTAACAGAAACAATGCTGAAATTGGAGCAAATCGAGGAAGCAGCTATTGGGGAAAACGACAGACGCATTTGGTTAGAGGTAGTAAAATACAGAAACAAAATACGTGGTGGTGAGATCGAACGTAGTGAGGTTAAAGTAACTGGCAACATACAACTCAATTGGGGAACTGATCCAGGTTTATCCAAACTAGAACAATAAATGAATGTTACGTTATTTACTCCTCACTTCGGGCAAGAAACCATTATTAACGGTTTTGCTGATAGCCCTCATAAGTTTGGTTTGGTTGCTACTGGTCGTCAATTCGGCAAGTCACTACTTGCTCAGAACTTAATACTGTATTGGTTATTATCAAACCCAGGTCAAAAAGGATGTTGGATAAGTCCCGTTTATAATCAATGTAGAAAAGTATTCCAAGAACTAACAAACGCATCCTATGAAATCATTACTAAATCTAATAAAAGTGAACTTACTATTGAATTTGTCAATGGCTCTACTCTTATATTTTTGTCGAGTGAACGACCCGATAGTATTAGGGGTTTTAGCTTCAACTATGTTGTTATTGACGAAGCATCATTTGTATCAGAACAAGCAGTCAACGAAGCAATCCTCCCTACCCTATCAGCGTTGGGAAAGAAATGCCTAATGATATCAACACCTAAGGGGAAAAACTGGTTCTATTCGTATTTTATACGCGGGCTAAACGATAACCACGAGGTCATATCATTCAAGGGTAGGAGCGTTGATAACCCGTATATAGACCAAAATTTTATAAATGAACAAAGTAAAACATTACCCGATAGTATTTTCAGGCAAGAATACCTTAGTGAATTCACTGATGCAGGTAGTGATGTGTTTACTAATGTTGAGGGAGTATGTATAAGAAATAACTGGGATGTACCGCAAAGAAACGAACGATATTATTTTGGACTTGACACTGGACTTACTCACGACTTCTCTGTCCTCACTATCTTATCTGAGTCAGGACGGGTCGCTAAAATTGTTAGAGTCAACGGAATTTCATTTGAAGAGATTGGAAGAACTTTCGTCGCTGAACTCAAAAGGTACACCGTATTGGGTGGATATGTGGAGTCTAACTCCATTGGATATCCTATGTTTGAATTAATTAAGGCTGAAATTAAAGGCACTAAAGATTTCTACACTACAAACGATACTAAAAACCAAGGTATCCGTAATTTAATTTATAAGATACAAAGTGGTGAATTAGAATTACCTAGTAAGGATTTCTTCCCCCATCTTTACAATGAATTAAACGCCTATAGCTACAAAGTTAATGCTAATGGCTTAATTACATTTAATGCACCATCTGGATACTTTGATGACTGCGTTATAAGTTTAATGTTAGCTAATGAAGCTAGAGAGAAATTGTTATTTAAGAAATCAACAATACACATTGGTGCTCCAAAACAAGAACAATCTAGAGTTGCTTGGGGTGGTAGAGGATTTTAATTATCTTTATGGTATGAAGGAATGCAGACAATGTAGGACAGATCTAATTGTAGGAGAAAACACAACTCAAGGAATGATTAACAATAGTGATTATCTTTGTAAAACCTGTCATAACATAAGAACTCGTAAAAATAAATTTAAAAATCCTAATCGTAAAGAATGGGATAAAAAATATAATAATAGTTTTAAAGCTAAAAATTGTATAGAAAAATTTAATACTCAGTGGGGTAGTGGAGTGTATGGGATATTTGAAAAAGGGGAATGTTTATATGTGGGTGAATCAAATACCTTAAGAAAAAGAATAAATGTTCATTTGTATGGGATTAAAAAACCTAAAGCATACATTAAAAAACCATTTTATTATAATTTATATAATAACATTAACCAACATAATCCAGTTATTGGTATATTAGAGGAAACCCCTAATCACAAAGAACGAGAACAATACTGGATTAATAAATTAAAACCAAAATATAATGCCTAAAATGTATAACCGCTACGGTGCAGCCGAAAAAAACAATAAATTAAACCTATACGATATTGAGTTAGTTAAGGAATATAATGATAGCCCAGTAGATGAAAACGCTATTGTAGCTAAAATCATAGGTAAAGAAGAAACGTTTTATATCTTTATACTCCCAAATTATGAGGAGAAATGGGTACGTATGGGTGCTGATAGTAACACTGATTTTGCCCAGCAAGTAACTCAATTGATGATGGAATCAGGTGAGGCAGAATATTTGATTAAGCAAGTGTACGATAATTGTTTTAATAAACCTGAGGTAGTTGATGGGCTTCCAACATATAAATCATCTTTTGATAAGTTTATGAATTAAACTTGGATATACAAATATACGTTCGTATATTCACGTATAATTAATAATTAAAACAACAAAGGTCATGTTCAAAACACAATTAGTATCAACCAAAGGAGATGTAATGCGTACATTCATCTCATCATCACGTCCACAAACACGCTTCGGCTCTGAAGGTGTAGAAATCAATTATATGGATAGTAACAATAGCTTTACTATCATGGGTTCGTTTAATGTCATTATCGAAGAAGATAAATAATTTATGGCAAAAGAAATTATTCAAGTAGATAACAAAATGAAAGATTTTCACGGGATTCCACTTATAGGAACATTCAAAGTAAAATCTAATTCATTATCAGGTGAATTTATTTTATTTATGGAAGGAGAAAATTTAAGTTTTTGCCTTACAGAATGTTATAAAAATGGTAAAACTCAAAAACCAGGTAGTTTATCTTATACTAAACTCGGGAATGAGATTGGTTATGAATTATATGAAAAACAAGAAGAATTAATGCTTAGGTAGTTTTTTTTCCTTACGTTCTACTTAAGCTTGGAGCCCCGAAAGGGGCTTCATACATTATGGTAATAATCGATTGATTTAGTTGTATAAAAAAAACATATAGTCATACACGCTCTCCCCTTGACGTGTTTTTCCCCCTATGGTTTAGTGACATTTACTTAGGGGGTTTTTTCTTTAAGAGACTAAAATTGGCCACGCGCGTATTTATAGACATATAAACATAATAAATAACATTATGACAAAAGAACAATTAATAGGAATGATAAGCGAAGGTTACAATCTAAACCAGATCGCATCCATTCACATGATTAATAAAGCATACTTAGAGATGCTATTGACAGAAGAAGCAACTACAGTATCACCTACTGGTGCTTCAGGCAAAACAAAAACAACCACAATCAAAACAACTAGTGTAAGTAGTACAGAAGGAACATCAGGTGGTTCTGGACATGGTGAGTCAACTACCTCAGGATGGCAAAATGAAGGAGGACTATGAAAACATATTTTGATGTAGTAACTGAATTTTCAGCATCATGTGCTGCACACTTAGCAATCAAATCGTTTGCTGAAGGTGCTTTAGACTATTTAGATGCTAGTTCACAAAATGTAAAATATCCGTATATATTCCTACGCCCAATAACAAGCACAGGTATTGTATTAAATGATAATGGTATTTCTGGTACTCGTAGCTTA